CTTACCGCCGGCCGGTGGGTCAATAAGAGTAACTCTCCTATCTCCGGTTACTGGAACAGTCAGATGTTTGTTCCCTGGATCACCGCCACCAAGATCATTGAGGACTCCGAGGGAGATCAGAGCGTGTTTCATAACTTTACCCTAGGCAAACCGTTTATCAGCAAGGATGCTTCCATATCCCGGCAGGCTATTCTTCGGTGTGTGGTCCTGACCGAGAACCCCCGGACCGATGTGGCCATGGGGGTGGATAACGGTATCACCAAACACTATGTCATCGGCAATCGCATGGGGATATTTGAAGTGGGTGAGACTAAAGACTGGGGTGCGATTGAGGACCTGCGCAATAAATACGGCGCTACCATGGTGATTGACGCTTTGCCCTATCCGACCGAGCCGACCCGGCTGATGGATAAGTACCGGGGGAAGGTGTTTATTTCCTATTACCAGCCGGATAAAAGAGCTTCGGGAGCGGTGTTTTGGGACTATGATCAGGGAGTGGTCCGGTCGGACAGGACCAAGATTATTGACTTTGTGGTTTCCGAAATTAATGCTGCTGATATCCACTTTAATATGGGCGCCCGCTATCTGGACCAGTTTATTCATCATTGCCAGCAGCTCTATCGGGTGGTGGAGGAAAACAACCAGGGCATCAAGAAACCCAAGTGGAAGTGTATTGAGGGTAGACCTGATCACTATTTTCATGGTCTAATATTCTGGAGGCTTGCCTTAGAGCAGACGTTAGGGCAAGGCGGTATTGTTGGCCCCACTGCTGTCATACCTTTAAAAGACCGACATCAGGAGGTTGGTCCTGACTCTACCGTTCCTGCTCTAGACCTTGAAGCGGTCGTCAGGCGGGCCTCTTTGGGATCAACCCGCCGCGGTTGGAAAGTGCGTTAGTGCTATAATAAATCATGGACCAGGAACTTTTTCCCGAAAAAGAGCTATGCGCGGATAAATACGGTACCATTTTCTTTGGCCGGGTATCCGACGGCCGGACCCATAACTGCCGCTGTATGAACTGCGGCAAGCTGATGTTTAAGTACGACGGGAATTTAGAGGCAATTTTTTTAGACGGCGGGATCGTCCCCAGATCCGCTTCCTTTGAGGAACACAAGTGCGGGCGCTGCGGCTATAATTGGCGCATCGTAAAAATGTGATAAAATTAAACTATGCCAATACCTAACCAGAATTTTAGTGACAATCAGTCAGGCTTCGGCGATACGACGGAAGCGTTTTCTCTAAAGATGGATGAGCCGACCCTATCGTTAATGGTTAAAGATAAGCTTGCCAACTCTACCTCTTTTTGGAATAAGACTTACAATTTAGACACTGTTAGGAAAACTAACCAGATGCGCTGGGAGAATAAGAACTTGGAGGTTAACAGCCCCGGTCTGCTCTACGACTTTCAGGTACCTTATCGGGATAACCGGATATTTACTTCGGTGGAGACCTTAATGGGTTCCCTGGCCTCCAAGATGCCCGAGCCGATTGTGCTGGAAGCGTTTGATACCGATGCTTCGCGGGAGCTGGCCGAGAACTACGGCCAGGTGCTCATGCGCTGGGCCGACGAGGTTAATTTGGTCGGGCAGTTCCAGCAGGCGATCCGGCATCTGCTTCAGGGTTACCGTATCGGGGTCCTGAAGTGGTGGTGGGACAGTAACGACGGAGTGATGAAACCGGATGGGACGTTCTGCGGTATGCCTAAAGTTAAAGCCCTCCGTCCCGACCGGGTGGTGATCGGCGACAATTCCGATAACTCGGCCGATGTGCCGTTTATTGCTGAATACCTATCCTCTACTTTGGATGAGTTGGCCACCCGGTTTCCTCAGAAGCGGGCCCAGCTGTATCGGGAGGCGGGGATTGCCAACGATCAGTATAATTTTGCTAAACTTAACCGCCGGGTTGACTACGTGCAGAGCTGGTTTACGTTCTTTGAGGCCGGTAAAAGGAAAGAGGGCGTCGTGTGGACGCTGGGAGACGATCTTGTCTTAGATTCCGGGATTAATCCTTATTTTAACTATACCGAAGCCGAGGGCACTAACATTCATCCCCGGCCGATGAAGCCTTACGCTTTTCTTAACTTCCTCAACTCCGGCAAGTGGGCCCTGGATGATACCTCGCTGACCGAGCAGGCGGCGGTGCTGCAGGACGTCTTGGAGAAACGGGGCCGGCAGATCGTGGAGAATGCCGATCAGGCCAACTCTACTAAAGTCTTTAATATCAACATGATTGACTCAAAGTCAATAGAGCGTTATGTCGGCGATCCCAACCAGTCTATTCTGGTTAAGGGGAACGTCAACGATGCCTTTAAGCGCGAACCGCCTCAGCTGCTGCCCTCGTACGTCCTCCAGGATAAATACGACGCCCGGTCGGAGATTGACAACATTTTCGGTACCCACGCGCCGCTGCGGGGAGAAAAGACTTCCTCGCCTACTCTGGGGCAGGAGCAGTTGTCCCAGCGTTCGGACCTGGGGCGTTTAGAAGTATTTTCGCAGTCGCTGGAGGCTTCGGCCAACGCGGTCTACCTGGGAGTGACCCAGTTATTTAAGGTCTTTGGGGTGGAGGAGCACA